ATTATGATAAATTAAATCATTTGAACCCAAATAAATTACTTGGTGAAAATGCAATTTTTAAATCAAGTGCTTTATTAATAAATTATCCAAGAAGTGTTGCAAGTTTTACTAGTTTTGGTGATGTTACCAATTTTAAACATGAACAACAACGCATATCATTAATGAAACTTGCTGAAGCTGGTAAAGTTGAGATCACAGTTCCAGGAAGATCTGACTACACAGCAGGGCAAAAGGTTTCTTTAACATTAAATAAAATTCAACCAGTAAGCACAGAAGATGATAATGCTGATTTAATTGATCAAATGTTTTCAGGTTTTTATATCATAGCAGCAGTCAACCACTACGTAACACGTGAACGCCATGAGTGTCATATGGAATTAATTAAAGATAGTACACAAATAAAAATTGATAGGAAACAAAAATAATGTTTTATACAGGCATAGTTGAAAGTAGAAATGATCCATTGCAGCTTGGAAGATGTCAGGTTCGTATTGTAGGTTTACACACTCACGATAAGATACAATTACCAACTGCTGATTTGCCATGGGCAACACCAATGCAGTCAGTTACATCAGCTGCTCTGAATGGTATTGGTTGGTCTCCGACTGGTCCACTTGAAGGTTCTACTGTTCTTATTGTGTTTGCTGATGCTAATGAGCAGTTGCCAATTATGCTTGGGACTATTGGTGGTATACCTCAAAGTAAATTAGCAGGATTAGCAGCAGATGATTCTGGCAATATCGTAATTACAAATGGTGGTATTTTAACTGATACTAATGGAGAACCTGTTGTTGATAGTCAAGGTACTCCTGTTCAACTTGGCACAGCAGAATCTGGTATTCCAAATGCACCACCTGCGGCAACAGTACCTAAACCAAATATTACTGCGCAGGCTGTTCCTAATACGCCACCAGAAACTGTTTTAAAACAAGACATTCCAACAAAACCGCCACCAAAATCTACATCTAATCCCACAGTTGCTGAAGCCAATATTAAACATCTAATAGCAGCATGTGATAAAGTAGGACTAACATCAAAATATGCTAAATGTGCTATTCTTGGAATTTGTGGTGGTGAATCTGGATGGCTACCTGTTGAAGAGGCATTTTATTATGGAAGCGCAGAGTATCTTGCTAAAGTTTTTAGAAGAACATTCCCAACAGCAGAATCTGCGCAACCTTATGTTAAATGGCAAGGAACACGAGCAGAATTCTTTAAAAAGATTTATGGTCCACAAGGCAACGGATCTTTAGTTGGGCATAAAGACCCAGATGATGGAGCAAAATATTATGGTCGTGGATTTAATCAAATTACTGGTAAATCTCTATACACCAAATTACAAAATTATCTTTTAAGTAAAAACATCAAGGTTGATTTTGTTAATAATCCAGTTTCTCTATTAGATGATCCTAGTGTTTCAGCTTTGGCTACTTGTGCGTTTTATGCGCTTTTTGTTAAACACGATCAAAATAGTCCAGGGTATTTTCAGGCAGCGTTGAAGCGAACTGGAGCTGATGCTAATGGTACTGGCTACGCTAAAAAACAAAAATATTATGAATACTTTTTAGGTAGTGCGGTAGTACCAGAGCCTACTAATAAACCAGCTGCTGATGAACAAAAAAGATATACTGCAGAAGATGTAAAGGATTTACCACCAGCAAAACAAGCTGCATTACTTGAAGATCGATCGTCTAGCGTTTCTGTTGGTTTCCAAGATCCATCTGGTAAATATCCGTTACGAGAATTACTAGATGAACCAGATACAAATAGATTAGCAAGAGGTGTTATAAAGGAAACTGCAATTGAGTATAAGGATGCAACCAGATCTAAACAACTTCCCATCGCGAATGATAGTGATACATGGGAACAACCTATTGCGCCATTCGGTGGTAAATATCCATACTCAAAAGTTTACGAAACAGAATCAGGGCATCTATTTGTTTTAGATGACACCCCAACTCATGAAAATGTAAGTTTATATCATCGCGCAGGATCATTCATAGACATAGATGCAAACGGAACTCAAGTTAATAAGATCGTTGGAGATGGATATAGTATTATTGATAAAAATGGATCTATCTATATTGGTGGTAGATGTATATTAACTGTTGGTAATGGTGTTAATATTTTAGTTCAAGGTAACGCTGATATTGAAGTTGAAGGAACCTCTGTTGTTAATTTAAAAAATAATGCCGATATAAATGTAGCCAATGATTTAAATCTATCAGTTGGTGGAGATATGAAAACCAAAGTTGGTGGTACGTACACATTAGAAGCAGCCAACTTAGGATTTAAAACACCTGGAAATATTAATGCAATAGCAGATGGTAATGCTTTAATAACTGGGTCTGGATCAATGCAACTTAAAAGTGATGGAAATATGCGCCTTGATTACTCTCGTGGTGATTTTGGTAATGGTGCAGATAAAGCAGTAGTTGAAGCCACAGGACTATCATTTGTTGAATCTGGTGATGCTAGGACAAATCAATTTGGATATTTACAAACACCAGTTCGACCATCACCACCAGTTGGAATAAGTTATAATATTGAAGAGGAAAACGACGCACTAATTAATGATTATGTTAGTAATCCTGACAAATACTATAATCCAAAAGCAGAAGAAAATGGAGTTAAACGGAATTTACCACCGACACCAAAAGATCCTGGCACTGGGCAAAGTTTAAAATCTGACGCTGCTCCTACAGACATTCAAGTGTTTTTACAGAAACAACTTGAATTAACCAATGCAAACTTTTACTGGAGAGAAACAGGTATGAAGGGTAATCCATCTAATCCAAATATTGTTCGTATTTGGATTGACCTTGGATATCCAAATCAAGCGTATTGGAGAACAGACCAAACTCCATGGTGTATGGGCTTTGTTGCTTGGACATTAAAACAATGTGGATATCGTTACTATCAAACAGCATCGTCTTGGGCAATTAGAGATTCCGCATCTAAATTTGGTGCAACTAAAGTTGATGCAGCGAGTGCGCAACCTGGAGATATTGTTCTTTGGGATTTTGGACACGTAAACTTTGTTTATACTGCACAAAATGGAAAATTGTCTTTTGTTGGTGGTAATCAAGGCGGTAAATCTAGAGATAATAATCCGAATGAGGGAGATGTTACTCGTAGTTGGCCAAGTGGTTGGACACCATCACGTGGGGGTATTCTTGGTATCTGGAGACCAAGTAAAACATAATTATGCCTTGGACTCCATCTAATACTCAGTTATATACTATTGATCAACTTAATGAGTTGGTTAATTTTACAAAATCAATATCATATACTGATGCTCTATTGGTTGGGGAAACATTTACTATTACTATAACTCCAGATCAAGTAAATCAAACTGTCAATATTTCTGGAGGGACTATATCTGGTTATTACTCAAATACATTTGATGGATATAGTATTAAGTATCTAGATAAAACAGGAAAATATAATACTGTTGTTGATTGGGATAATATTTCTAATGCTAGTGAAATTGTAACTTATCGTCCTGCTATGCAACAAACTAAAACATTTACATATACTGCTACTGCAACTAGCAGCCTAACAAACACTACTGTTACTCAACCATATACAATAGTGGTAACAAATAATTGGACTGTTGGTAAGAATAATTTAAAGGCTGCAGTAGCCAAAACAATAACGGATAGATAATGCCAGCAGTTTCTAGAAAACAAGATTTATCTACAGGACATGGGTGTTTTCCTCCAACACCAATGGTGGTAACTCCAGTGAAGAAAACCTTTTTCAACAATAAACTAGCAGGTGTACTTAGCGCAGAATGTCAATTTGAACCTCATACTTGCGGTATAGTCACACACACTCAAGTAGAGCGATTTGTATCTTCTGGTGCATCAAAAACCTTTATAGAAGGCAGTTTAGCTGCTAGAATTGGAGACGATATTGGTTGTGGAGATGCAATTGCTGAGGGATCTGAGAATTCCTTCATAGAATAAACCTAAATAAACATATGGCAAATAACACAAGAACATTCTCGGATTTGGACCTAAATTTCACGAAAAATCCAGTGACACAAGATGTCACTCGTCGTTATGATGAGGACGCTGTAAAGAATGCTTTAAAGAATTTAGTTTTAACTAGTAACTACGAGCGTCCATTTCATAGCGAGATTGGTAGTCCAATTAGAAAACTACTATTTGAACCATCAAGCCCTATGCTTGGCGCCATGTTAAAAAGAACAATAGAAGATCTTATTAACAACTTTGAACCAAGAGTAAACATTATTGATATTATTTGCATCGTAGCTGAGGATGACAATACTATTGAGATATCAATTGAATTTACAATATTGAATACGACTGCTCCAATAACGCTAGATTTAACGCTACAGAGAACACGATAAATGGCAACTTCAAATAAAAAGATTAATGTCACCACATTAGATTTTGATGACATTAAAACAAACCTAAAAACATTTTTAAGCGGTCAAACAGAATTTCAAGATTACGATTTTGAAGGTTCTGCTATGTCTGTATTAATGGACGTTCTTGCATACAATACTCACTATAATGCTCTTTATAATAATCTTACTATTAATGAGATGTTCCTAGACTCAGCAAGAAAACGTAATAGTGTAGTTTCTATTTCTAAGATGCTTGGTTATACTCCAAGATCAGCCACATGCGCTCAGGCTGAAGTTACTTTAACTGTTTCTGCTCCAAATTCTGGAATAACTACTTTATCTCTACCTGCTGGCACTCCATTTACAACTACAGTTGACAATAAAAATTACACTTTCTATACATTTGGATCAGTTATTGCCACAAGTTCAACTGGTATATTTACATTTAATAATTTACTAATCAATGAAGGTACTCCATTAAATTTTATTATTACTGCTGATTCCAATACAAGATATATTATCCCTAATTCAAATATTGATCTACGCACCTTAACGGTCAGGGTTCAAGATTCCGCAACATCATCCGTATATACAACTTTTACTAAATCCGAAACATTGGTTAATATTAATTCTGAAAGTAAAACATATTGGGTTAAGGAAATAGATAATGGTTTATATGAATTAACATTCGGTGACGGAAATCTTGGTGTTACTCTTCAACCTGGTAATGTTGTCCATTTAAACTATTATGTTTCTAGTTTAGATGAACCAAATGGCGCACGACAGTTTGCATATGGTGGTGGAACATTAATATCTGGATCATCAGTTACTGTTGCAACAGTTAGTCCTGCGGCTAATGGTGCCAGCCCAGAAGATATTGACAGCATTCGTTTTAATGCCCCAAGAATGTATGCTTCTCAAAATAGAGCAGTTACACCAGAAGATTACAAAGCAATTGTATATTCATTATTTTCTGATGCTGCTTCTATAACTTGTTGGGGTGGTGAGGATAATAATCCTCCAGTTTATGGTAAAGTATATCTTTGTGTAAAACCTAAAGACGCAGACAAGTTAACAACAACTCAAAAATCTCAGTTACTTGCTTCTATTTTAGCGACAAGAAACGTAGTATCAGTGCAGCCAGTTATTGTTGATCCAGAGTATATTAATATTGGCGTAACATCAACTGTTTATTATAATGACCAAGCAACAACTAAAACTGCTTCTGAACTCGCATCAATTGTTACTAATACAATTAATGCATATAATGTTAATGAACTAGACAGATTTGATGGTGTGTTTAGATATTCTAAATTAAGTAAATTAATTGATAATTCTGATCCATCAATTGTAAATAATATTACAACTATTCTTTTACGTCGCTCATTAAATGTTCGATATAATGTTTCTGCTCAGTACCTAATTAATTTAATTAATCCAATTTTGAGTTCTGGTCAACCAGAAGAGTCATTTAAGAGCACTGGATTTTATATTTTAGGTAACGAGGATATTCATTATCTTGATGATGATGGCGTTCAACATGTTCGTTTATTCAGATATGGCACAAATGGTATTAAGATTATTGTAGATCCAACTATTGGAAATATTGATTATGCTAAGGGTGTAATTGATATTAAAAACTTAAATATTACAGGACTTGCGAATAATGATCTAGAAATTTCTATTCGCCCATTATCCAATGATGTAGTTTCAGCATTAACACAAATTGCCAATATTGCTCCAGAGCATTTAAAAGTAACTGCGATTCCTGATCCAACTGCTTCTGGCGACTTACGTGCTGGATATAACTACACATTTACTTCTAGTCGTTCATAATGACAATTATAAAACCTAAAGTTTCATCAATAGTCGCTTCACAACTCCCTGAGTTTATCAGGGACGAATATCAAACATTCGTTGATTTCTTAAAAGCGTATTATGAGTTCTTAGAAACTACTCAGAAAGATCCAGTTACATTAAGAGATGTAGATACTACTCTTGATTCTTTTATTACATATTTTAAAAATGAACTAGCGCAGAAGTTACCATATTCAACAGTTAATGAACGATTCTTACTCACTAGAATTAAAGACCTTTACCTTGCAAAAGGCAGCGAAGCATCCTTTAAACTTTTATTCAGAATTTTATTTAATAAAGATGTTTCACTCCAGTACCCATCTACTCAGATGCTTCGTGCTTCTGATGGTAAATGGAATCAAGACGTTTCAATTTTCGTTCAAATTATAAATGGTGATCCACAAGATATTGTTGGAAAGCTAGTAGATATTGTTACCCAAGATAAAATTGTTCGAGTGCTAGTAGATCGTCGCCAATATGTTGAAGTGGAAGTAGATAGAGCAATTCGCATTTCAGATAATGTTTATGAGTTTATTCTAGATCGTCGTTTCTTTGGTATTGTTTCTGTTGGCGATCAATTAAGATATCTTGATAACAACAATAATCTAGTGTTTAGTGGTACTATTTTACCAACCACTACTACACTAAAAATTGAAGCTCCTGGAACTGGATTTAAACTGGGCGATCTTTATAATATTACCAACTTCCAAGGATATGGTACTATTATGAAGGTAACCTCGCTTGATTCAAATGGTGGTATTGCTCAAGCGCAATTAATTAAATTTGGTACTGGCTATACAACTGACTTCACAACATCTATAATATCTCAATTGGGACAAGATAATGCTGCAACAGAGGGTGTTATTATTTCTCGTGTTGATAGTTTTCTTGCACCAGCAAATAAAGCTATTGCATTATCCATTAGTGAGAAAACATCAGGCTTTGAAGAAATTGGTTCTGTTAACACTTCTGATTATAATATACCCGTAACAATAACTGTAACAGGCACTCTTACTGCAACTAACAATAGCACAACTGTTACTGGTTCTGGAACATCATTTACAACACAGATTGCTTTTGGTGATCTTTTATTATTAAATGGATTATTATGTAAAGTTCAGAGTGTAACAAACGATACAACTTTAGTTCTTTCTTCAGCATACACAGGAACTACAACTGTTGGTCTTTCTTCAGTTCAAAGCACAAGACCTGCAGCGATTGATGGATCATATGCAGGTTTAACTGTTCGTGAATTTGGTATTACTCAAGCCAACTCAGTAGCATCAACAACTATACCTGCTGTCATTAAAGTTACTCTTGGAGCTGTTGCAAAATATCCAGGATACTATGTTAATAATGACGGGTTCTTGGACGATGCAATTTATATTCAAGATAGTAAATTCTATCAAGCGTTTTCATATGTTATTAAGATTGATCAAGCATTAGAATCTTATAAAACAGTTGTTAAAAACTTAATTCACCCAGCTGGTATGGCAGTTTTCGGTGAATATGATTTACGTAATGAATTTACAATTAACGCTACACTTGAATCAATAGTTAAAATTCTTGCGTTCTCTGCAAACGATCAAGCTACTACTGTAGACTTGATGACATCATTCTTGACTAAAGGATTTAATAATACGAATCTTGGAACATTGCTAAATGGTGGTAATGACTCTAATGAAGCAATCCCATTTGATACTGTTGGCACTTTAACTACTAGAACTGTGCCATACATAACTCTAAATAAACTTGTTGATGGCACAAATTTAAATTACGATGAAGCAACAGAATCTCAAAGTGTAGATACTTCTGGTGATTCTACAACTAATTTAATTACTAAACTATTTAACTCAGTTCTTTACGATCATTATTTAAATGATGGTACAACTTTAGATATAGATACTGTACCTCAAACATCTACTATTACTGCCAAAGATTTTGGCAAAACATTAAACGCAACTACATTAAACCATTCTGGAGTTCTTGACAATAATAGTGCTCCAGTTATTGAAACTGCATACGGTTATGCTGGTGGCGCAGCTAGATTAGGTATTAGTAATTTTGATATAACAAAAGAATTATCTGATGCTCCCATACCACTAGATACAGATGCCACATCGGCAACTGACCTAAATAGAACGACACCTGCTATTTCATTCGTAAAAACCCCAATTACAGAAACGTATTCGGGTAGTACTGATAGTGGCGGAAATATGTTAGTGAACCCATACGCTGACGCTGGGTGGTTTTTAAACGATACTGGTTCATATGTTGGAGAAGCCATAATATTTGCTGGTTAAAATTAAGGAGATTTACATGGAATTACAAAATACAATTAAGGCTACTGGTGAACTGATTATTGAAGTTCGCGACGAAGCTGGTAACATTAAAGAAGTTAAACATGCAAAAAATTTAGTTGTCACTGTTGGTAAAACCTATTTGGCATCACGTGCTGTTGGTACTTCTGCTACTGTTATGTCACATATGGCTATTGGTACTGGTACTGCAACTCCTCTGGTTGCCGATACCACTTTAGGTACTGAAGCTGGTCGTGTAACATTGGCTTCTGGAACAAACACAGCTAATGCCATTACTTACACTGCTACTTTCCCAGCTGGTACTGGTACTGGCGCTATTACTGAAGCAGCAGTTTTAAATGCTTCAACTGCAGGTACCATGCTTTGCAGAACAACATTCCCAGTAGTTAACAAAGCAGCTGGTGACTCAATCGCTGTTACTTGGACTGTTACAATTAGTTAATTGGAAAAATAAATGTCATCATTACTAAAATCTCCGTTAAGCAATTCTATTGCTAACGCAGTATATAATGAAATCCAAAATCGTAGTGCACGTTATTACTACTTTCTAGGTAAAACTCTTCGCTGGGGTGATGAAGCTACCCCACCACTTCCTATTGATAGTTTTAATTATGAATTGGAAACAAGAAGAGAGATTATTACTTTAAAAGCAGTAAACTCTACTGATGTGGCTTTCGTTATTCCTAGAAAAAACTGGATAACTGGTTTTGTTTGGGATATGTATGATGATCAGTATTCTAAAGAAGTCCAAGGAATTGATTTAATTTCTGGTGGTTCTGGATATACATCAGTACCAACTGTTACAATTTCTGGTGGTGGTGGTACTGGTGCCTCAGCTACAGCTGTAGTGACTAATGGTTCTGTTACTTCAATTATATTAAATTCTAAAGGCACTGGTTATACCTCTGCGCCAAATGTAATATTTTCTGGTGGTGGTGGCTCTGGAGCAACAGCTACTGGAGTTGTAACAATTGCGCCTTCTGGCGTTCAGCGTTTGGAAGACACAAATTGTTATGCTATGACAGATGATTTTAATGTATACAAATGTCTTGATAATAATAATAATGCTATTTCCACTTTTCAACCAATTGGTACTGTTGTAGATCCAGTTGTTATGCCAGATGGATATATGTGGAAATACTTATACAGTATTCCAATTGCTCTGCGTAATAAATTCTTGACTGATGTATATATGCCAGTTGTTAACTCAATTCGCTCACAGTTTTATTCTGATGGTGAAATATTGAATGTTAAAATTGAAAATGCTGGTCAAAATTACACTTTTGCAAATATCTCAGTTGATGGCGACGGCTATAGAATGTCAGACCCATTGTTATTAAACGTATTAACAATTTCTGCTGGTGGTACTGGTTATAGTTCTGGAGCTAATATTTCTATTGCTCCTCCATTTAGTGGCGCAAATACTTGGATTGCTGATAATGGTATTATTATTGGACAAAAAGTAGAACATAATAATAACATGTATGAATGCACTGTTTCTGGAACTACTGCTACTCCAGCGCCAAGTCATAAATCTGGTATTGTTGCAAATGGCACTTCTGCGCTTAAATATATCGGAACACGTGCAACTGGCACATTAACAACAAGTAGTGGTGTTGTTACTGGGTATACATTAAATGGTCAAATATATGATATCAATTTAAGCAGTGGGGGTTTAGGATATTCTTCTGCTCCAGCAATAAGTCTTTCTAATGGTAGTTTATCAGTAGTATCAAGCGCAACAGATACAATCACATTATCATCTGCTGCATCTTTGACAGCAGGACGACCAATTGTATTTAATAAAAGTTTTGGTAACGTAGTTGCAAACACAACATATTATATTTTCGCAAATACAACATCGTCAACTACTTTCAAAATTTCTGCTACTCAAGGTGGTACAGCGTTTACCGTTGACACTGGAACAAGTTTAAGTGTCACAGCAACATTAACTGCTAGTGGATCTAATTTTGTTGGTTCTTCCATTATGAATGGAACTTCAGTTTCTACAGTTTCCATTACTGATTCTGGTGAAAATTATACTACATTACCACAAGTTACATTTGGTACTCCTTGGCTTCCTGCTATTGCTTATACTATTGGGCAACAAATATATGCATCAAATAGACTTTATACAGTAACAGCTGCTGGAACAACTTCAACTACTGCTCCTACAATTAATGGCGCAATTACCTCAGTTCCAGTAACAAGTGGTGGAACTGGTTATACAAGTTCACCAACCTTTACTGTAAGCGCACCTAATGTTCCAGGTGGTACTACTGCAATAGTTACTGCCACTGTTTCTGCTGGTGCTATTACCGCAATTACAGTATCTACTCCTGGTAGTGGATATATTAATCCACCAACAATTACTTACACTGGTGGTGGAGGTTCTGGCTTAGTTCTTGGCACTGCAGTTTTACAAACTGTATCCAATGGTACTGCTACATTAAGGTATGCTGGATACCCAGCAACTGGTACTGCAGTTTTAAAATATGGCTCTGGTTATTCTTCATTACCAACAGTGACGATTACTCCAGTTTCTTCTGGTTCTGGAGCAACAGCATATTTTACTGGTTCTCCAACTGATGCAAAATTAATCCCAGTTATAGAAAATGGTCAGATTTCATCTGTTCAAATTGATAATGGTGGAACTGGATATACTTTCGCAAATTTAACTGTTACTGGTGATGGAACTTCTGCTTCATTATCTGCAGACTTATCTCCAGGTGATATTAATACTCTACAAGCAAATACAGAATTATTAACACCAGATGGTCGTATTATGGCATATAAAGTTATCTCTGGTGGTTATGGATATAACACTAATTTTCCTGTCACTATTACTGGTGATGGCACAGGTGCTGCTGCCACTGCAGTTGTAGTTAATGGTAGAGTAAGTAAAATTACAGTTACCAATTATGGTCTTGGATATCGTTGGTGTAAAGTTTCATTTGAACAAGGTCCAGGGACAGGAGCATCAGCACGTGGTATTATGGCTCCATATGGTGGCCACGGTAAAGATCCTATTACTGGTATGTTCGCAAAAACATTAATGTTCTACAGTAATATTTCTAAGGACACAAATCAAGGATTTACAGTTAATAATGACTTCCGTCAATTGGGTGTTATTAAAAACCCTCGTCAGTTTGGACAATATGGTAATCTGTCAAACATTTTGGCGTCTGCTTGTTATGTTATAACAGGATCTATTAACACATCAAATTTTACACAAGATATGGCAGTAAATATGGGTACTGCTACTGGTCCATTGTTTAGGATTGTTGCCCTTACTTCTACTGGTGTTCTATTACAATCATTGGACAATGCTGCTCCAGCAGTTGGTAGTGTGTTTATTAATGAAGATGGAAATACTTTTACTGCTTCTGGTGTATCCGCTCCAACAGCAGATAAATATTCTGGTAACATTCTGTTTATAGACAACAAAGTAGCATTTACCCCTACTGCTGATCAGAATGTTACCTTGAGAACTGTTATACATTTCTAACATAAATAACAAAATAAACTTAAAGAGTACAGATAATGCTAGATTTTAATACCGAACCGTATAACGACGACTACGACGAGAACAAAAAGTTTTACCGTATTTTATATCGCCCTTCCTTTTCGGTTCAAGCTCGCGAACTAACTCAAATGCAGAGTATTCTGCATAATCAAATTAAGCGTCATGGAGATGCCATTTTTAAACAGGGTGCCATGGTTATCCCTGGACAGGCATCTATCCAAACTGCTACTCAGCCAAACGAAGGCGCAGATTATGTTAAACTACAATCACTTTATGCTGGTGTTGCGGTTGAAACATTCTTGACCGAATTATTGGGTAAAACATTAGTTGGTCAAACATCAGGCGTAAAAGCAACAGTTCAATATTGTCAAAGTGCTGAGAATAATGATCCAACTACTTTGTATTTAAATTATCTAAGATCTGGAACAAATACTACTACTAAGGTATTTTCTGCAGATGAAATATTGGTTACTGATGATGATGATGAGTACTCAGTTCAAGTGGCGAGTGGCACAGGATCTGTAGGAAAAGGTTCTCTTGCAACAATTAATCAAGGTGTTTATTATATTGATGGGAATTTCTGCCTAGTTGATACTCAAACTATTGTCCTTGACAAATATACAACTACCCCAACATACCGTATTGGTCTAATTGTATCTGAAGAAATTATTACTCCAGAAGAAGATGAAACATTATTAGATAATGCTCAAAACTCATTTAATTTTGCTGCTCCAGGTGCACATCGTTATTATATTGATTTAACGCTGACCAAACTTACAATTAACAGTACTTCTGACACTAATTTCGTAGAATTAATTCGTGTTACCAATGGTTCAATTAAAACTATTGTTGATGATACTGAATATTCTTTACTTGGCGATGAGCTTGCTCGACGCACGTTTGACGAGTCTGGCGATTATACTGTTAATGGTTTTGGTATTGATATTCGTGAAGATAGAAACAATAATCGTGGTGAATGGGCTTCTAATGTTCCGTATTTAATAGGTGATATTGTTTCATATGGTGGTTACACTTATGTTGCTTTAAATTCAGCAACATCAATTACTACTGCTCCAACTCATACTTCTGGTTCTGGATATGATGGTCCAGGAGCAACTGGTGTTAACTGGCAGTTTGAACCAGCACCAGCATACAATCGTGGTATTAATCTAGATGGCGATGAATCTAAACTTGCTAT